ATTGTAACCAAAAAATTCACCCTTTTTTTGACCCATTCCAATGTTCCCAGAATCCAAAGTTACACCATTATTCAATCCCATTAAAAAAGCATTTCCCAGGTTGTCTAAAATGACAAATTGTTTTATCTTTTTTGACATTTTTTTCACTTCACGATTATTCCTTGAAGTGACATGAGTGAATAATAAATTTAATTTCTGTTCAAATGATTTTAATCCTGCTTCTTTGTTATCAATTGTATCTTGAGTAAAACCACTCTTACCTTTTATTTCATATTTAGCAAGAATTGCTGCACCACCATTTGGAGATTGAATATCTGTAATCTTACCATCACTGTCAATGGTAGTTTTTAACTTGTAATCAGCAATGAAAATGGTATTCAAACCTGCTAATCCTGATTTACAAATTTCCTTTCTACCTTGTGTGATATTATTCGCCATATATGTTTGTACTTAATCTTATTAATAACCCGTTAAATCTAACCATTTCAATTGAGTGATACAAAATTTCATATGTTTTCTACTCCATCATATTTCTTTTCTAAAAATTCTTTCAATTTTTTTACGGCCACCTGATAATGTTTAGATGGTATGGTGACCTTGGAAGCTTTTATTTGCTCCTTTTTTTGTACTGTTTTTCTTTTCATAAATTATGCTAAATTCCAGCCTGTAAAATAACTCGGATCATTTTTTTCAATTTCATCTTCAGCACTTGATAATTCTGTAAAATGATCTGCATTATTATCCAGATAAATTTCCATCTTATGTGCATACTTTTCAGCAGTTAATCGATATCTTTGTACGACATAATCCACTTCATTTTTTTCAACAGCAGTTGCATTTTCTGGAGTAAATTTTGTGATACCACTATTAGATATTTCATATGCATGAAACGATGTAAAGATTTCAAGAGTAGAAAATACGAGTACTGGAGTAATGTAGTCCAATAATAAAGTTTTGTAATATTCATTTCCTGCTGTATTGATTGTATCTGTTTCAACAATATCAATAATCTTTTGATACAAATTGCTACCAAGTAATGGTTCCAGATAAATTATTTGTGCATTAAAAATATGAGCTTTAATTTTATCAAAATCAATATTACCATTTAGACTGGAATATTGTAGAATATCATCCTTGTTTATCAATAATACTTTTGACATTATCTGTTTCCTCCTATCACGGTTAATTCAGTAAAATAAAAATCCTCCGTATTTCTAATCAAACTCAAATCTGGATCAAAGACATTACCTTCATCCGAAAATTCTTTCATCTTTAACAGGAATAAATTATTCTTTTTAGATGCCGGATTGAATCGGTATTTCTTATCCTGTTTAATTTTACCATCAAATATTTTTTCTGATATAATTTTTCCAGTTGGTTTCGATATAATTTTTTCGTATTTCTGTAACAATTGAATCGTTTCAATTTCATTAAAATGATCTGATTTTTCTTTACTCATTTGAACTTCGGTTTCGTACGGCATTTTCTTTTCAATAAAAAGCTCTCCGAACAGTAAATTTTTTTCCATTAATGATGTAATACCATGTATCAAAATATCCTGAAATCCTTTGATAACAGTTTCATAAAATAAGATGTATGCGTCCTTTAATTCATCAGCAGTATTGCCAAACCCACTCGTTTTATCAATACCAAAAAGTAGTGGACTGGTTACTCGATGTGCAAGTAAAATTTTAACCGTGGATTCTGTACTTAAAAATTGATATTGCTTATCCAAATCACTTGCTGGAAGTGTATCAAATGATGCTGCACTTTCTTTGTTTTCATTAAACCCAATTATGACTCTACCAGCATTTCCAGAACCCTGCCATTTCTTCAAAATCATTTGTTCAATTTTGTTTTGGATTTCTTCTGAAGGAATACCATTATTGAAGTTAATAATCGTTGGTGGAAAAAGTCCATTTCTAATTGCTGATAAATGAAACTGCCCAATTTCACCTTCTAATTCGATATAGGAAATTCCACCAGAATAATCAACTGGTGCATAGTAATTATATCCTACCAAAGGAAGTTGAAATAACAGTACGGATTCATCTGCTGGTTCTCCTATTCCAAACAAAGGGAACTCAACCGGCTTATAACCTAATCCGTTTGTTTGAGTCCAATTTTCATTATACCAGTATGTATAGATATAACCGTCTTCTTTGTTCTTTTGACCACTACGCCAGTTAATTGCAGGCGAGTATTCAATTTCAGTGATTTTCTTCTTACCAGTAATCTTTAGAGTTGCAAAACCATACGTCTTTAAATCGAATGCCAAATTTAATAGTATTTCATCTGGAAAGAAGTAGTTTATAAACGCATTTGACATGGGATTATAACCAGGATTTTTTATTTTCAATCCTTTACCAGCAATCATATGAGATATGCCATTTATGACAGCCATGTTTGTTGGACTGTCCATGTAAATTTCACGTAGGTATTGCGGGAAGTCATTGTTTATACCAAAAGGTACCCACTTTGAACCCTGTGAAAGTGATTCTGTAATCCTATAAACATCATCTACATTGAGTTTTATCACAGATGGTGGTGTAAATTTTGGTTCTTTTTTAATACCTGTTTTCTTTGTAGGTAAAGTCTTTAATATTTCTGTCATACTGATTTGATTTTGAATGTTTCTTTTGTTTTATTGACAACTGTAAAATCACTGTCATCAATAGGTGTATATGGTTGTTCCATTGAGGAAGATACAAATATTGCATCTACATATATGATTGAGTTATTTATTAGGTTTGAATTTTTATCATATGACTTTATTCTATACCAATTTTTATCAGATAAACTGGCAGAAAAATCACCTGCAAAAACTCCTTCTGAATAGATTGAATTTAGATAACTCCCAGACGTGATTATCGTAGTTTGCTGATCATATAATTCATAGGTAATATCGTCATTTGCAGACATACCATCTGAAAAAATGCTGCCAGAATAACTTCTTGCAAAAAAGTCAATTGAGTGTGAACTGCCTGGTGATGTATTATAAAGTAAAATCATATTTCTTTGATTAATTTTTCTGTGAATTAAACTTTTTGTATTGTAATTAAATGATAAATATTCAACCCAATTAAATCGTATTTATTTTCAATCTTAACATATTTTTTGGGATTTAATTGCCAATCAAACATAAATTTTTCATAAACACCTGGTTGATTAAGTGGAATCTTAATACCCAAGAAGTCTTTAAATTTCAATTCCTTTTCAAAATACCTGACACTACCGAATAAAATGTAATCAAGAATTTTGTTTCCGTCGATGTCAATGATATTAAGAAGTGTCTTCATTTAATTACCCTTTACTTATAAAACAAAAAAGTCCGTGTTCTTGTTTGTAATTAAAATAAAAAAGCCCTGTCAAAAACAGGGCTCTTAAAGTTATTTTTCAAAAAAGTTACAAATATTATCAGGCTATGCCAACCTGATTTTTTAAGTATTAGAACCAGAAACAATTGTATTCGTTCCAGTAACCGTTCCAAACGGTGACGTGTATGAGGAACCGGTAACAAAGTTTGCTGGCGATCCTTCTTGTGCTGTAAAAGTTAAGGTATAACCATATAGGTCACCTTTTGCAGTTCCAGTTACAATCGTTCCACCTGTCACATCTGCGCCGTCTCTGGCACCTACGAACCAGCTGTTACCAGAATTATCTGCTACCACAATTTGCGGACGACCGTAAGCAAGAAGTTTTAATTCCTTGTTATCAGTCGGTGATAATTTCTTTAACTGGAGTGTCAACACTTGATCGAATAGAGTTGTACCGTTATCTCGACTTGCTACTATGTTCTGAGTAAGATTTGATCCACCTTTAACATCGTAGCAATACCATGTACCAGCCATTGCTGTAACGGAATCATCAGCACCTATGGTATAAGTTGCTGTACCGTAATTGCTGAAATAGACCGAATGTATCCCTGCGATTGAATTTTTACAAGGTTCTTTACGTCCAGTGGTTATTGCGCAGCTCATATATTAGTTCTCCTATATATTAAATTTATAAAAATCTACCCCAATTTTTATTTGAGGTAGACTATTTCGTTTAGACACCCACTGAGTAATATGCGATGTCTGCTGGAATACCAAATTGAATACCCGCAGTAAATCTCATTACCAAATTGACGTTCTGACTTCCATCTATATCTGCTTGATCAATTAATCGAACTTCATTAGTGTCGTTCAAAAGACCCGTACCGAAAAATAGGTTAGATTTGCTTGCCGCAACCATACATGAATCCCTCAATCCAGTGCAAACCCACATTGGTACACCTTGATATTGAAGAGTGTTCATAATTTGATCTTTACCTTGAGTCCACATATTGTAATTCATCTGATAACCAAGTGTTGATTGTGCTGCAATGTAACTTCTTGCTACATTTGAGGAAACATAAAGACCAAAATCTGGTTGTGAATAAACACTTGAAGAAACTGCTGACATAATTGATGCAAGTGCTGCAACGACATTTGTTGCTGAAATTGATGCTGAAACAGCTGCTCTTGGAACAGTCGCATCTGCTAAAAACAATCGTTCAAATCCAGTGAATTCAGTTGCTGTTGAACCTGATCCCTGCCAGATTGCTTTTTCAATTGATTGTGCTACTTTAGCACTGTATAATCCGATAATGTAATCGGATAAAGAAGTAGGTAGATTATCAAATGCACCGTATCCCATCTCTGCCGCAAGGAAGGAAGGAATATAATCTTTCTTACACAATTGCCTATTAACTTGGAAATCGTCTGGTGCAAGAACCCTTTCTGTAAGGGTCAGATTTCCAACATCAGTGAAATCACAAGTTGCTGCAGCAATTCCTGCATCGTCTGTGTAAACTCCAATATTGGTTTTGTATTTTACGTTCGGTAAAATAGTGATTAATTGATTAGCAAGCGTTGGACCGCTTAACAAAGCGGCGTTCAAAATCTTACCAGCCCATTCGCCAGTATAATTGCTTGTTACTGTCATTGCTGTCGCCATAATATTTTTTTATTTTAATTTTTTGCTTTCGCAAGTGTTTCAAACACTTTTGATTGAATATCGTATACTTTTTTTATCTGTTTTACAACCGGAGGTTTTGGAGTCTCAACTGGTTTTACAGTTTCAATTGGTTTAACTTGGCTAAGCAAATTGACACTCATTGCTTCAGCAAGTTTCTGTAGGGTATCACCAAGTGCGACAAAGTCACCTTTCATTGTTTCGATAGATGCTTCAATTGCTTCTAATCTTGCTGTGTCTGGTTTAACTTCTTCAGCTGCTACTGCAGGAACTTCTGGTTCTGCAATTGGTTCGGCTGGTTCTTCTGGTTTCTTTAT